GCACGGAACGCTACATGCAACAGTTACACGGTCCGGGATACATTACCCAACGCACAAGGAAAAGAGTGAGGACTTAGCACCCCTCGCCAAGTGCAACAAAAAATTAAGCAGGGCAAAATGCGGCGGCGTCCAAACGTTGACTCGTAAATGCACCGCGGCCGAGTAGCCCTGCCTAGTTAAAAGCGCATTCGCGAGAGTGTGTTTTTAGCTGGGCGACACTTTTATAAACCCACAATTGGAGTACAACATGAATAAGCAACAGAAAGCAGAGTGGCTGGCCAAAATCAGCGCACGTTTAAACAAGTCGAAAACGTTTGCCGAATGGGTGGCACATTATTTAACTTTTAGTGATGCCGAATTGCAGGAAGATATTGACTCGTACGGCTGCTAGTGCAGCACAACAGGAGAACGACATGTTATTGATTACAGCAAAACACGTAGAGCAAATCCAAAGCGGCCGCAACAGGGCCACCGACTTACGCATTACGCTTGAAGCTTTGTCGGAACGGTTGGCGAAAAGGACGTTTACCCACGAAGCTGATGTGCATAGCAATAAGCAACGCATAGCAGCAGAGAACGTAAGGGATGACATCGACGAGGCCGCCTCGTTAATTGAGGATGCGCTTGCAAAGCTTCGCCGCGCATCGGACGAGTCGGTAGACTTTTATCTCAGCACGGCAAAAAAGTAACCAACCAAAAGTGAGGGCAATCACAATGTTTACAATGACAATACAATTTGACACCCGCGAGCAGATGGACGCACTGCTTGAAGTTTTACATTCGGACGAGGCCAATGACATATTGGAAGGCCCGTTTTTTGACGAGGGATTGAAAATCACCCTGCCAGACCCGGCAGACATGGACTAACAGTGAGGGCAATCACAATGAAAAAGCTTAATGAAAAAAAGTACATGGCCGCAGTCAAAACAATTGCGGAGTCTCTAGTTATTATGGCAACGGAGGACGCTGAGGACGACACAGCATGGCGTCCTGATTTTGAAGAGGTGCTCGACGATTACACGGGCGACTTTTACGAGCAGTTAAAGCAAGCCATACACGACCTTCAAAAAGAGGAGAAAAAGTAATGTTAATACAAGCAACAGTGTTTTACACGTTCCAAAAAACTCCGGCCGATGTAAATCCGCCGGGCGGCGGCCGCAAGGAATTTGAGTTGCTCGACAGCGACGGATTCCGCGACAGCTTCCAGGACTCGCTTGGGGAAGCAGAGCAGCGGGTGAGGGAGTTGGTTGAGGACGCGCTCAGCTTGTCGGGCGGCGTTGCACTGGGGTCGGTGAAAATAACTACGGAGGAGTGATAGCGTTAAGCGCATCGGTGAGAGCGGTGCGCTTGCCGGGAATCATCCCATAACAATGTGAGGGCAAGATCATGAGATTTCAATTAACAATTTTCAAGGACGGCGAGATACACAACACAATGACGATAGTTGGATTCCAGAAAGCCCTGCGCCACGCGGCCAGGGAATTTAGCAAAGAGTTGGAGCGGCTGATTGTGATTGGAAACAATCCGCGCGCTGCAACCAACTATCTTACAGGCAACGAGTGGTCCGGCACGATTACAATAGTGGATGACGAGGTGTTTGGAATACAGGTACAAAAAGTGAGGGTGATATCGTGAAAATATTTACCAAAAAACAGCAGCACAAGTTCGAGCAAGCAAAAAAGTACTTCCAAAAAGCGGCTACGCTTTTGGAAGATCTGGAGGAGGAGTTTGAGGCCAAGATGGAGGGTTTTGATACTGAGATGGACGGCCTCGAAGAAGTAATGTGCGACGAGGATAACTCGTTAACATGTAGGCGCAATGCGAGCGCGCGGCTTGAGAAGTTTCATGCAGCGTGGGAAAACACAAGCGACATACACGGCGACGTGATCGGTGCAGCTGGCGACGCAAATTCCGGCTGGAAGTACTGCGACCGCGGAATTTTGTTTATTAAAAAGAGTGAGGGCAGATCATGAGAAACGGTAAAGCAAAAATGACGCCGGAAAAAATCCGGCAATACGTGACCGACGCTATTATCGCAGCGTTGGAGGCTGGAACAAATCCGTGGCAGCGTCCGTGGAATCCCGAGGGTGGTAATGCTATGCCGCATAATTGTGCGACAGGGCACGAGTATCGGGGTGTTAACGTTCCGTACTTGTGGGCAGTGCAATCGGCTGCCAACTATCCGACAGCACAGTGGCTGACGTTTAAACAAGCCAAAAAGCTTGGCGGCAGTGTGCGTAAGGGAGAAAAGTCTGTATATGTTGTATTTACCAAGCCGATTTTAATTAAGGACGAGAAGGACCCGGAAAAGAAGCGCAAGATTTTCATGCTTCGGTGCTTTGCAGTTTTTAATGTTGCACAGTGCGACGACGTCCGACTTCCCAAGCGCGAGCTGCCCGATGAGGATGATGATGTTATGCCGTCCAATGAAATTTGCATCCACAATGCTAAAGAGTTTTTGAAGGACGTGGGTGCAACTGTCAAGTACAACGGCGGCCGAGCATTTTACGCACCTGCCGGGGATCGCATTGAGTTGCCGAAGCCCGAGCGCTTTAAAACGGGTGAAGGCTTTGCAGCAACAGCTTACCACGAGTTGGTACACTGGACTGGGCATGAGTCCCGGCTGGCGCGAGTGGGCATTACAGACAAGTCGAGCCACTTCGGTAGCGAGACTTATGCTTACGAAGAGCTGGTTGCTGAGATCGGCTCGGCAATGCTTTGTCAATTCCAGGGCGTTTCCTCGGAACTTCCCAACCACGCCAGTTACATTAAGTCGTGGATTAAAGCATTGCAAAACGACTCGCAGCTTATTTTCAAGGCCAGCAGGTTGAGCGAGTTTGCAGTCGAACATCTCATGCCGGAACTCAAAAAGAAACGGGATGAGGAATACCAAGCAATGAAGGAGGCAGCATAATGTTACTAAGCAGAAAGGCACTTAAAAAAGTGGCCGAAGAGATTGAGCCCTTTATAGGCCCGCTGATTGAAAAAAACGGCCAGCTAACAAGGGAGGATATTACAACGTTGGCATACTTGCATGCCAGTCACAGCATCTCGTCGGAGCGATCGTGTAGGATTGTTGACGAGTATTTGTGCAGCTAGGATAGGAGTGACCGCTACAAGCGCATTCGCAAGAGTGCGCTTGTTGGGAATCATCCCATAACAAAGTGAGGGCAAGATCATGGAAATAGGAAAAACAAAAGTAGGAGGGCTAATAGAGGCCTGCCGTAACGTTTTAGAAACGGAATACTACAAGGAGACAGTTGGATGGAGGGCGTGGCAAATTAGTGCTATAACAGCACTGTCGCGAGAGTTCGAATCGACGCCCATTGTAAAGCTTTGTCACGTGTGGGCACTGATAAGCGGTGCGTACCGCCCAGTTGTGCTGTCAAAGCGGTTTACGCCCTTTGTCGTGGAGCTAATGGCGCTGGGGAAGTCCAACGAGGAGTGTCACGTGGACGTTGACAGGTGGAGCGCGCCGAGCGAGTGCCACGGCCTTGTTGAGCAGAGCTACAGGCGCGACGTAACAACACTGCTCAATGCATACGAGTATACGGTGCAGAGTTTTTGGGACGAGTGCAAACGACGCGGCCTGCGTGACAAGTGGACGTATTTTAATCTCCCAACTTTTGAATGGGAATAGGAGGGCGGATGACGTACATAGCCTCAAAAGATTGCGATGTTGAGGGTTGCAGAGGAACTGCAATGTGGGAAATTTCTTGCCAACAATACGTATGCAATAGTTGTGGCAGACATGTTGGTGGAAATTTATGTGCCACGTGTGAGTGGCGCGCTAATGAAAGGGAAGGTTTTACAATCGATCCCGAGGAGGGAGAGTGATGGAACATTACCAACTGTGGCACCGGCCGTTTGCAAAGGGCCGGATTGAAAACGAGTTGCCACCCGCACCACGGACAATGAAAAGGCCGTGGTATGTGCGGTGGAGGGAAGCCGTATCAGTTTTTTACGGCAGGTCGGTCGGGATTAGATGCTACGACGACATGGAGGCCCCGGAAGGGGAGGAGTACAAGTAGGATAATTTAGAACGTATAGTTCTATTCTTGTGTAGGGTGTCATTTAGGAGAAAATAATGGCTACGAAGAAAGCAAGTAAGAAAAAGGCTGGCAACAAAAAGGTCAGCAAAAAAGCGGCAGCAAAGAAGGTTACTCGCAATAGTGAGGAAGACATGGAACAGCGCGCCGCCGCTCTCAAAAAGGGCGCAAAGAAAGCGAAGAAGGCAGCCGCGAAAAAAGGCGGCAAGAAAAAAGCTGCCGACAAAGGGACTGTAAAGAAGTCCAAGGCGCAGCTTGCGCGAGAGGAAAAGGCGCTTAACAAAAAGCTGGAAGGACAGATGAGCGGCAAGTCGATTTTGGGGAAGAAGCAGATCCTGCTTATCAACCCGAAGCACATTGTCATTCGTACCGGCTTTAATCCTCGCATTGACAAGGGGGATATTGCAGCGCTGGAGCGCTCGATAAAGCGTAACGGAGTCAAGCAACCTCTAACCGTCAAAAAAGTCGGGCGGCACTACGAGCTCGTTGACGGGGAAAGGCGGCTGACAGCGGCGCTGAAGGTTGCTCTCCCCACTGTACCGTGCCAGCTTGAGGAAGCAAAAACGAAGGGCGCAGAGTTATTGCTCGCCGCGCTTGTTTCCAATGACGGCAAGCCGCTCGCGCCTGTTGAGGAGGCAGGAGCATTTCGCCGGCTGGTCAATGAGGGATTGTCCCCACGCGGAATCTCAGTGGCAACAGGGAAGTCGCTGCGGTTGGTGAAGGATCGGCTGACGCTTATTAGCGCACACCCGGACGTGGCGGCTGCTATTAAGAGTGGCAAGCTTTCTCTCGGACTCGGCCTTGCAATTGCTAAGAAAGCAAAGAGCAAAAAGAAGCAGGCGAAGAAAGTGAAGGAAGCTACGCGCGGCAAGGCTGCAACAAAACGTGTCGCAACCACGCTGGGCAAGGCCTCGCTGAAGACGAAGTTTGACAAGGAAAAGATCAAACTGCAAAATCGTTTGAACAAGTTGGTCGGTATAGTTAACAAGAAGCGGAAGGCGAAGGAACGCATGCCGGCAATGTTGTCCAGGCAGGCCACGTACTTTAGCAAGCACAAGGATCGGGAGGTTCGCGCGGCCTTTGTTTCGGGCGGCGTGTATGCCATTACCGATGTGCTGGCAGGTGCCAACGCTAAGAAGGGAGGGAAGAAGAAAGGCAGGACTGCAACGGGTAAGCAGACCCGTCAAGTAAGAGGCAAGTAGAAGTAACGGCAGAGATGAATTCGGGCGCGCGGGCCGTATACCGCTTAGCACTCTATAAAAAAAGCACCCCAACGAATTCCAAGTGATCGCCCTCACGAGGATAGGAGGTTGTAGGGCCTAAGTGTTTCTCCGGGCCCTGCAGCCTCCGCTTTTATGAGGGCAGCACTTTTTAGAGGTGAGACATGGAAGATTTGAAATTAGGAATCCTGTCAGTGTTTCGGACAGTGGATGGGGAATGCAATATTTGGGGGCCTGGGCACTGGTCTGTATTTATTAGAACGCGCGGTTGCAGTGTAGGTTGTGTTTGGTGTGACACAAAATATTCGTGGGGAACTAAGGGCGGCCTCGATGCAGATCCAAAAGCTTTGTTTGATGTTGTTAGGGAAGTCGGCAACGGGATTCGCAAAGTAACAATCACAGGAGGCGAGCCCCTCGAGCAGGACTGGAATGCACTGTACAGTTTTATCAATTTGCTGGTGCAGGACAAGTACAACATTACGGTGGAGACAGCAGGGACGCAAAACACAATCCGATTCCGGCGAGGTTTTGCGCTTGCATATCCAGAGACAACACTTTCGCTCGGCCAGCTTTCTTTTATTGTCGATTTCAAGTTGGGGTCGTCTCAATACAAAGGGACGATGGACGATTACCATTTTAAGCAATTGCCGCGCGGCGACATTGTTAAATTTGTAATCGACAGCAACGTTGATTTTGTAGAGGCCAAGTTTATTGCAATGTGGTTGGACGAACAAAAAACTTTCCACGCGCAAATGTTTTTCTCGCCATCCCACGGGAAGATGACACCCAAGCATTTATTTAATTTGTTGCAGGATAGTGGTCTGCCAGAAATTGGTGTAGGGCTAAATTTACAGATGCAGAAATACATCTTCCCCGTGGATTCTCGCGATGAGGAAGACGGAGGACTCGACTTTACTAAGAGAGGCTTAGGCCGCAAGGAATTTTTGAAACAAGCGCATGACAAAAAATAAAGGGCGGAATAATGGAAAGAAGAAATTTACTGCTGGTGGATTTTAATAATCTGCTGTACCGGTCCACATTTGCTCACCAAGAGCTTTCGCATGAGGGGACGTTTACTGGAGGAATTTATGGCGTGTTGGATATGGTGTCGGCCGCTGTTAATCGCTACAAAATAGACAGGCTGGTAGTGTGCTGCGATAGCAAGCCTTATTTCCGCGCCCTAATGTATCCCGATTACAAGTCGGATAGGAAACCCGAGCAGGACGAGGATAAACTGAAAATGCTTTCCATAACTCGGAAGCAGATGCGGAAATTTTTTAAGACATTTAAAATCCCTGTCTGCGAGGTGGCGGGATACGAGGCCGATGATTTTATAGGCAAGTGGTGCCTTTCCAAAAACTCGCGCGACAAGTTCGGGCATATTTTCATAATGTCAAACGACACGGACTTTTATCAACTACTGACCGGCCGCGTTTTTCTAATTAAGACGGGAGGATTGTTTGGTCGCAACGATTTCCTCAAACAATACCCGGAAATACGTCCCTATCAGTGGCCTCGCTGCATAGCTTTGAAGGGCTCCCACAACGGCGTGGCAGGGATTAAAGGCGTGGGAGACGTAACAGCATACAAAGTGGTGGCGGCCGGGATTACAGACAAAGAAATTTGGGTGAAGTGGCGCTGGCGCGCTCGGACAGTAAAACTGAGAACCCAGCTTGCCACGTTTCCGTTTCCGCTTGCAGAAGAGCCGCCGCTCGCCCACTCTAAAAAGATAAAATACAATGCGGCTATGATGGAGGAGGTGTGCAATGAGTATGGAATTCGTTTTGTAAATTCCATACACACTGCATTTATGCGTTTGGGAGCGTAACATGGCTGCCAAGCAGGAAAAGTTTTCCGGTGCCTTGCAGGAAAATATACTGACGCTGTTGTGCTTCGATAGTGAGGCCTGTCCCATTGTCATTGCGGCAGTGGATAATAGTCTTTTCGAGTCTGCCGTCTACCGTAACATTGCTGACAAGGCTGTTGCTTATTACCGCAAATACAAAGAGGCTCCGGCCGAGCATTTGCCCGACTTGCTTGAGGATTACCTAAGTTCAAAGAAGCGCAATGAACAGCGTATGTATGCGGATGCGCTTAACGATTTGTATAGTGCAAAGGATGAGGTAAACAAAAAGTTCGTACTGGACCAACTGCATAGATTTGTCCGGCAACAATCCCTCCGACAATCTATAGTCGCCGCGGCCGAGGCATTGCAGCAAGGCAAGTTAGATACGGCGTCCCGAATAATTACGGAGGGAGTTAATAAACGAATAGAGGTTTTTGAAAAAGGCCTCACAATAAAGGACGCTATCGAAAGCGTAGGATTGTACGAGCCCACGCTGGATTTAATAAAGACTGGTATTATTCCCTTGGACGCAATGGGAATCTGCCCAGCGCCTGGGGAACTGTACACGGTGCTGGCCTCCCCCAACAGAGGGAAGACTTGGTGGCTACAGTCGATCGGAAAGTTTGCGGCACTGCAAAGAAAGAAAGTGCTGCACATAACGTTGGAGATGTCGGAGGAAAAGATAGCGCGTAGATATGTGCAATCGTTTTTCTCAATGACGCGCAGGCCTGAAAAGTTTGTGATTCCAATAATCGAGCGCGACGGCAAACAAAGATTCACGGGCTTGCGGCACAAAAAAGAAGGCCGCCGTCCCTCCCTACTAGACACCGATTCCCGCAAGCGTTTAAGAGCTAGGTCCGAAAACTTCGGCAACAAATTTAAACGCATTCTCATCAAGCAATTTCCAACCAACCAACTAACAACGGACGGCATTTATGCTTACTTGGAGATGCTGGATATGGAGGAAGGCTTCCATCCCGATTTGTTGATAGTCGATTATGCGGACTTAATGAAAATAGACGCAGCTAATATGAGGGTGGACACCGGCCGCGTTTACAAAGACCTGCGCGGCATTGCAGTGGATCGCAACATTGCAGTCTGCACGGCATCCCAAAGCAATAGGTCCGGCGAGGATTCCAAATTGCTAACAATGAAACACTTTGCAGAGGACTATAGCAAGGCAGGCATATCGGATAACATTGTTTCGTACAACCAAACAAAAGAGGAAAAGGAATTGAATCTTGCGCGACTATTTACTGTAAAGGCGCGGGATGAAAAGAGCGGCCTAGTTGTGTTGGTCACACAGGCTTATACGTCCGGACAGTTTGCACTGGATGCAATTATGCTCCGCGGCGCTTCCAAGTTGTATTGGGAAGAAATCGAAAGTAGTAAAAACTAAGGAGAAGGAAATGAGGAAGTTGATTTGTATGTTGGTTGCGATGTGTTTGATAGGTTGTGTTACCGTTCCGTCAACGCTTGATGAGAATGGCAACGTGGATCCAGAGCTGGTGGAGAAAGCCGAGGCCGCGCAAAAGCACAACAGCGCAATGGCGTGGGTGGTGTTGGGCGGTGTATTACTCGGGCTAGTACTTGCTGCGAAGGATTCGGAAGATGCACAACAGGCGCAGCAGAATTGCTTTTTTGTCGTGGACGCTAGTGGGTCTCACCAAGTTTGCAGGTGAGGCATGGACGAGAATACTCCAGGCTTTGTTTACCTACTGCACTTTGATAAACCCTATAAGCATGCACAGCACTACTTGGGATGGACTTCCGACTTGGAAAGGCGGTTACGATCCCATAGAAGCGGCAACCGTAATTATTGTGTATTGACTTCGGTTATTACGTGGGAGGGAATTGCTTGGCGTGTTGCTAGGTTGTGGTCGGGCACTTTGGGGCTGGAGAAAAAGCTGAAAAGGCAGAAAGGTAATAAACGTTTGTGTCCAATTTGTAATCCGAAGTTGACATTTGATGAGGCTGGCCTCCGCAAATACAATAAGCACAACAAGAAATGACAATTGCAAAAAAAGCTGTCTCTAATTTCCTCAACAGGGAGTTGGATGATTGGACGTTTTTAAAGCACTGGAGGCGCCGGGACCTTCTCAAAGAGTTGCGGCAACTGCCAATGCGGCCGCACATAACGTCGCCGTATAAGCATTGGGATCATCAACTCGTTGGCCTGTTGCTTTGTTGCTTGCTCGACAGCTTCCTGCTGTTTTTGGATGTAGGGTCCGGCAAGACGAGAGTGTTGCTGGAAGCTTTTGCATACAGGCGTAGGAGGGGACAGGCCAGCAGGGCTTTGATAGTAGTCCTCAACGATGTAAATGCTTTTAGTTGGGAGGACGAAGTTGCAGAGCATACCCCTCAATTTAAGGCGGCCGTGCTTATAGGTTCTGGTGTTGCAAGGTGGAAGTTGTTGCAGACTTCGGACGCGCATATTTTCATAATAAGTTTTGCCGGACTGCGGGCAATGCTTTCGAAAAAAACTGTAAACAAAAAGAAAGCAACAGAGGCCAATCAAACAGCAGTGAAAAAATTGTGCAGGATTGTGGACTGGGTGGCGTACGATGAAATACACAAATGCAAAAATCACAAGTCGCTTACCTATTCTATTTGCAAAGGCATTTCTAAGTGGGTGCAGTATCGGTATGGAGCGACAGGCACTGCATTCGGCAGGAACCCGGAAGACTTGTGGGCAGAGTTTTTGATAGTAGACAAGGGAGAGACATTGGGGACGACGCTGGGCCTCTTCCGTGCTGGCTTTTTTAATGAGAAAAGAGGGTTCGGTGGTTGGAAAGAGTGGTCGTTTGATAAGCGCTTGCGAAAGCTGTTTAGAAAAACGTTGCGGAACCGATCCCTGTATTACAGCGACAACGAAATCGGGGACATGCCACGCCGCAAAAAACAAACGATTTTGTTGAGGCCTCCCAAAGAGCTGTCGAAATTTTATAATGAGGCTTTGGAATCATTACAAAATGCGGCCAGGGATGAAGAGTTAGAAAACAATTGGGTGCGGCTACGGATGATTTGCTCCGGCTTTGTTTCTTACACTGGCGAGGACAACGACAAGATTAGGGTCGAGTTACCAAACAATCCAAAGCTGGGCGCCCTGGAAGAGTTTGTTGAGCAGGTGCCGCTAGATTGGAAGGGAATTATTGTCCACGAGTTTGTTTATAGCGGCCTCATTGTTGAGCGGGTGCTAAAGGAATTGGGGTATGCGTTTTTCTCACTAAACGGTAGCGTATCCCCGGCCGACAAGAAGGAAGTGTATCGGGCGTTTAGGAAGGAGCCAGATTGTCGATTCCTAGTTATGAATTGGCGCAGCGGAGGCGCAGGTGGTAACTATCAAATAGCGCCTTACATGCATTTCTATGAGTCCCCCGTTTCCCCGATCGAGCGTAAGCAAGTGGAGGGGAGGATACGTCGGCGCAATAGTAAAGTTGGCAGGGTGCATTACACCGACCCGATAATTAAGGGATCGGTTGAAGAGGATATTTTGGGCTTCCTAAAAGAAGGCCGCAACTTGTATAAGGAGCTAATGCAAAGTGGTAAACGTAGAAGAACTGTTAGGAAAATATAACATTGAGTTTGTGGACCACGGCACGAATGTTGCTAAGGGTAACGTAAACATACAGTGCCCGTGGTGCGGGGAGGCCGACCATTCTCAGCACTTAGGAATAAACATTGCAACGGGGATGTGGGGATGCTGGAGAAACGCTAAACATCGCGGGCGCAAGCTGTCGCGGCTGCTGATAAAGCTGACGGGACTGTCCACCGCTGAGGCGCGGCGTGTCTGCGGAGAGGGCACTGACAGGGCTATGCAGCGGGGCGATCTCGAAAATGCAGTACAGGGCTTGACAGAGGGCGAGACAGCCGCTGAGACGCCCGCCCCTCGTACAATACGGATGGATCCCTATGCACGTCCCCTTACAGCAGATGGGCGCATGCAATTGCGGGCGATCGACTACCTCGTAAGGGAGCGCGGATTTTTGCGGCAGCACATCGGCAGGCTTGTGCAGCGCTACCAAATCAATTTTGCAGTGTCAGGGGATTTTGCTGACCGGATAATATTTCCGGTAAAAGAAAAAGGTATACTGCAAACTTACCTCGGCCGCTCCATTTCTCGTAAATATGCTTTGAGGTATAAAGCATTGGCGGAAGAGGATTCGGTTAAGCAGGTGAAGGATTGTCTTTACAATTATGACCACGCAATGAAAGGCGGCAGAGTGTGTTATATTGTTGAGGGTGTATTCGATGTTTTGAAATTGGACTTCTACAATTGGCGGTCCGAGGTAAGTTCGGTTGGACTTTTTAATATGAATGTGGAGGACAGCCAAATAGAATTGCTGTACGATTTGAAAAAGAAATTTAACAGGTTCATAGTGCTGCTGGATAAAGGACAGGTAGCGGAATCACTTACGCTGGAATCTCAATTGAAATTCCTGCCGCACATACAATGCAAGTTTATTGAGGAGGCAGAGGATCCTGGGGAGTTAACTCCAGCGCAGGCCAGGAAATATTCACTTTTATAGAAAGAGGAAAAGATTATGGTTAACGATCACGCCTCACTAATGATGGAGGAGCATTTTGTAAATGCACCGTACATCGGAAGGAGGCAAATATTTGACAGGGAGGTAAGGGATTTAGGCCCGCATAAATTTTACTATGTTGGTTTTGCCGATTTGTTCGGTGTTATAACTCCGGAGACGAAAAATCTAAAGGGACATCAGTTGTGGTGCTTTGACTGGTGTGCTGGCAGTGACAAAAAGTCGAGGGCGGCCTTACTAAATGCAGCAAAGGGAAAGTTTATTGAGTGTCGGCACAACATACGGCTCAAGCAGAGGGCGATCGAACATGGTAAAAAATTCTTTGTACGACCGGAATGGCAGAATTCGAAGAAGGCTGCTAATGCGAAAGAGGGTCGCCTTCCACTTAGGAAGAAAAAACGTACAAGGAGGCAGCTCAAAATATAAACCGGAGTGGCCTGGTCCCATTGAAGGGTACGCTGTCAAAACCATAACAAAACATCAGTGGCGGTTTATTGCTGTTATGGCTTTTGACGACGCTTACCAGGAAGCCTACGTCAAGTTTTTGGAAATAAAACTAAAGTACGAAGGCACGGTGGACAGTCCCAGCTGGTTTATGGCTTTATACAAAACCGCGTTAGGCAATCGGATAACAGATTTTGCTAACCAAGCAAATCGTTTGCGGCGGCAAGTTTGTTTTACCGAGTTGCAGGGGACTATGTCAACAGAGGCGGAAGCCTTGCCGTATGAGGAACTGCTGGTGGGAGAGCTCGGTAACAGCGGGCAATTGGCAGTGCTGTTGGAAGAGGCTCCCGACGCGGTGCGGCAGGTTTTGTCATTGTTAACTTCGAAGGATTCCGCTTTGCTGGGGATTTTATCGGAGTCGTGGAAGGCCAACAAAAAACGTAAGGAAAATGGTAACGAGTATTTGTGCAGGTTGCTGGGCTACGACCATACCCAAGTTGATTTGGTAGAGTCCACTCGAAAATATTTGGAGGAAATATGATTACGGTAACAAAACGGATGACAACAGAAACGGCGCATCGGCTTATCGACTATGTAGGCAAGTGTGCCAGTATTCACGGCCACAGTTATTTGTGGGAGGTAACAGCGGCGAGGGAGGATAGAGGTGTCGCGCCGAACGGGATTGCAATTGATTTTAAGGAATTGAAGGAGGCAATGCAGGAAATAATTTATGAGCCCTTCGATCATGCGCTTGTTTTGGCTGAAGCCGATCCGATCCTAGGGTTGAACGGCGGCCAGAATTTTGAGCAGGCCTCTGATGGTGGAAGGCAAAAGGTTATTGATTTTCCTGTCAATCCCACTGCCGAAAACTTTGCCGCGCATGTTGCAAGGGAGTTGCAAGATTATTTTAGCCGCATGGAGTGTGGGGAGGAACCTGGGATCGCCAGCGCTGAGGATGCAGCTTCAACGTGTATAGACATCCTCAGAGTGAGGGTTTGGGAAACTGCCAATTCTTACGGGGAATGGAAAAAGACATATCGGTTTGGCGGGATAACAGTCGACCGCGAAATTAACGTGGATTGACTTGTATATTTTAACGTGGGGGCGTTTGTACCCCTTTTTGTAGTGCTGCAAAACCTGGAGAAGTAACATGGCAAGAAAGAAAAAAGGATCCGACACCAAAACGGTGGAAAGCGAAATTTTGGCAGCAGTGCCAAAAATCAAAAAGAAGGGCAAGGAAAAGTTGCAGGCCTTTCTGCTGCGCGTCGTCAAAGCAATTGCAAAGATTGACGAGGAAGACTGGGACATGCTTTCGGAGGAAGCGCAGGACTGGTATGACAGCGCGGCCGAAGCTGCAAACGAAGGCGAGTCGATTCCGAAGTTCACGGACGTAGCTGAGGAAGAGGACGAGGACGAGGAGGAAGAGGAGGACGAGGAGGAAGAGGAGGAAGAGGAGGAAGAGGAGGAAGAGGAGGACGAGGAGGAAGAGGAGGACGAGGAGGAAGAGGAGGACGAGGAGGACGAGGAGG